TGACCGACAGGAACTTGCCCTTGGCCACCACGGCGTTAGCCGGGAGGCCATCGACCACCAGACTGGACCCCAACTGCCCTGCGCCGTTGACTAGCGGGGTTCCGTAGAGCCCGCCCGGCACATAGTCCGGCACAGGGGCGACGATGGTTTCCGTCTCGCCCCGGACCAGATCGGCAATCAGCGCAATCCCGCAGCCCGTGGCCGACATGGCCGGAACCGTCACGTCAAGGGCAAAGCGCGAGCCCTTGCGCGCCAGACGCTGAACCGGACCACCGAACGCCGGGCGCAGGTCATTAGCGGCCGACACCACCCGCATGGAGTAGGTCGTCAGGCGGGGAAGCGCCCCCAGGGTAATCGCCATCAGCCCCTCCGGTAAGCATCGCGCCGGGCCAGATCAGCCGGGACAGCCTGACGCGCCCCACCGAACGCCGCCTGACCCGCCTGCGCCGCAATGGGCGTCGCCGTGTCCGCCGACAGACGGATGAAGCTATCCCGCTCCGGCGTGACCGTAATCCGGTGCTCCATCACCTGACGCCCGCCACCTTGCGGGATCGACATACCCTTGAGGCGCGGGATGATCGAGCCGCTGACGCCCGGCGCAAAGAACTCGCTGTTCGGGGTGTTCTCGTTCACCCGGTAGATCATCCCGGCCTTCACCGGCCCGCCCATCGCCCGCCCGCCGCCGAACAGGCTGGAGAACGCCGACGTCAGCAGGTTGCCCCCGCCGCCCTTGCCGCCACCACGTCCGCCGAAAATCACGTCAAACAGGCCGTCCGCAGCCTGCTCCAGAAGCCGGTTCGTGAACCGATCCGCCAGACCCTCAAAGGCCCGGCCAAGGTCGCCGTCGATGGCCGCGCGGATGCCGTTGACGAAGTCGTCGCGGAACGACTCGCGGGCGCGCTGTAACTCATCAACCTGGCGGGCGTCCTCGTCCTTCAGCTTTTCCGCTGCCGCCAGCTGGGCCTCACGAAGACGAAGCCCCTCGCGGTCAGCCTCCTCCTTGGCCTTTGCCAGCGCCGCCAGCTGGGCCTCGATAACCAGCTGCTCGGCGGCGACGATCTTTTCCTTCTCCGCGATGGCGAGCTGTTCGCGCTCGCGCTCCAGACGGCGTTCCTCCGCGTCGCTGGACCGCCCGCCACGCCGACCGCCGCGACCCGCACCAGCCCCGCCAGCCCCGTCGAGGCTGAAACCGCCGAAGCCCGCAACGGGGTCAACCTCGTCAGCCGCTGCGGCGATGTTCTGAAGGTCCGCGCGAAGCTGCTGCGATTGCGCGATCCGGGCTTCCAGCGCCGCGATTTCCCGGCGTGTCGCCGTGATAACCTGTTCGCCCGCGTTGCGCCTGATCTGGTTTTCGAGCTGGCCGCGTCGGAACGCCAGCATCTCCGCATCAGTCGGCGCGTCGGGTGCGGGGGCAAAGCTGCCCAGCCCTCCCGCCAGACCCGCGCCGATGCCTACGGCGGGAAGAACGCGCGACGCCAATCCGGCCGCGCCCGCCGCACCCGCAGCGCCAGCAGCGCCCGAAGCTCCGGCCACGCCGACCAGCGCCGCTCGCGCCCGACCGGCCCATGTCACAACGCGCGCCAGCCCGGTCACAACCGCCGCAATCGGCCCCGCCGCAGCCGCCAGCCCCAGCATGGCCAGACCGGCAATCTGCACGCCCTCCGGCAGTTCGGTGAACGCCTCCAGCGCATCCGAGGCCGCTTTCGTCAGGTCCGTGACCGCCGGGAGAAGCTGGTTCCCCAGCACGATGGCCGCCTCGTAGAACTCCGACCGCGCCCGCTTGAACTGGTTGTTCGTGGACTCCGCCGTCCGGGCCGCGTCACCGTTAGCGACCGCTGTCCGCTCCAGAATGATGTTCGTGCGGGCGATGGCCTTGGCCGCCTCGCTGGCGTCCGCTGCGGAGCCCTGAAACCCAAGCCGAAGAAGCTCGGCCTCGACAGCGGCTTGGTTGACGACAACCCCAAACCGCTTCATCGGCTCGGTTTCGCCGGAAATGCCCGAGATGATGGCCCGGAAGGCGTCTGCGTCCTGCACGTTAAACAGCGACCCGATGTCAATGGCTCGCTCACTCAGCGACCGGACCACGCGGTCGGCTTGTTCGCCGCTCAACCCCAAGCCATCCAGAACCAGACGAAGCTGGGTCATCTGCTGCTGAACCTGCGTGGTCGAACGTCCGACGCGATCCGACAGCGTGTCCGCAAACTCGCGCGCGCTGTCAGAGGTCGCCCCGAACGCCACGTCGAAGGCGTTGCGGATCTCCGCCGCGTCGCCCGCAGCGCGGATCGAGTAGGCCGTGATCCCGGCAAAGGCCAACTGCGCCGCCGCCTGCACGGGCTGGAAAGACTGCGCCATCTCCTGACCGGCGCGGTCAAAATCGCGCTTGATCCGGTCCAGCGTCTTTCGGGTCTCGGCCTGGGTGCCGTACAGGGTGCGGTTCAGCTTGCGCATCGCCGCCTCGAACTGCTGGGCGTTGGCCTCAACGCGAACCAGCAGGCGGTCGATCTCAGTCGTCATCCGCCCACCTCAATAGCTAAGGGCGGCCCGCTAGAGCCGCCCCCCGTCTTCTGCTTTTTGCGATCAGGCCGGGCGGCCCGGATGCTTACTCGGGCCGATCCAGACGCAGACCAAGCCGGTCGATTGCGCTTGCCACATACGAGGCCGCCAGCACGATCACGCCGACCAGAAGGCTGTAACCGCCGGCGTCAAAAATGATCTCTCGCTGCGCCACCAAGTCCATATTTGCGACAGATGGATCAACCGGCAGGGACACAACCATCTGGCCCGCCTGATACATCTGAGCGAAGCCCGCGACGACGAAAAACCATCCAACGGCAAGAACGACCTTTTTCATTCAGCCTCTATAGCACGAAGGACGGCAACCTCAAACTCGTCCTCGCTCGGGGCCGCCGGCTTGTCCTCGGCCCCCTGCGCCCGCCGCCAGCCGCGATAAGCCTGCATCAAGCGCCAGATAGACGTTCTGGCAACCTCGTTTGGCGCTATACCCAGAGCGCCGCCGATCTCATAGAAGCGCGAAAATCTCAGCTTTCGGCGGGGGAGGTCATCGCCGCCCCCGCCACCAGCTCCCCCGCGCGTTCGTCCTCGTCAGGAGCCCCGACAAGCGCCGCCCCCAGAACGTTGACCACCAGAGGCTTCAAAGCCGCAAGCTGGCCCGGCCCGGCGTAACGTTCGATCAGCACCAGCGCGCGGTCAGGAGCCAGGCCAGCACCCTTGAGCCCCAGCCGCAGCGTCTCGCGGATGTCCGACAGTCGCCACGTCCCGCCAATCACGCGGGCCATGATCTCCTCCGGCCCGGCGTCGCACTTCTCCTGGAGCTCCTCAAGTTCGCCAATATTCAGGGCGAACTCGTGCTTCCCGTCACCGAAAACCCCGGTGAAACGCGCGGCCCGGCTCATCAGGCGTTGTTCGCGCGGGTCACGGGGCCGTTCGACACCAGAGTGATCGAAACCGTGGCCTTTTGCTTACGAGTGCCCTGAATGGCGAACTCGGTCAGATGGAAGGAGCCGGTCCAGGTCGAGCCGCCGGTCTTATCGACGCGGACTTTGACGTTCTTCGGGTCTTCCGAGATGAACCAGTCATAGAAGTCGTCTATCGAGGCCACGTCCAGCATACCGGAGCCGCTGATCTGCGCCGACAGGCCATCCTTTTCGGTCTGCTGCCACGCCGGGGCCGCCGGGTCCGAACAGTCGGGGATGATGTCGGTCGTCGTGGTCGAGGAGAACGTGATCCCCCGATCCGTGTTGATCAGGCAGGGATGCGCGAAAACCTCCGGCGTCGCGCCGTTGCCAATCTGGATCAGTAGCTTCTCGCCGCTGATCACGTCCACTTGGGCCATGTCATTGCTCCATAGCAAAATGGCCCCGCAAAGGGGGCCGGTGTGATCCGCGCGAGGCGGTGTCTCTAGGTAAGGGGGGCCAGCTCGTAGCGAAGCTGGACGATGCCCCGGCTCGTCAGCCCATCAGCCTCGCGGCTCGTCCGGGCGCTCTGGACTTCAAAGGTCACAACCTCGAACCCGGTTACAGTCAGGGCCGCGTCCAGCAGGCGCGTCAGCCCGGCCACGATGCTTCGGCACTCAACCGTGCCGACCGCCCGCGACCATGCGTCCAGCTGCACGAACACCTCGACCCCGTCGTGGCACTCGTCATCGCTCGGCACGCTTTGCATCGGCCCGAACGAACAATAGGGGAACGTCGCCGTCACAACCCCGGCGCTGTTCGTCGGCACCTTGTCGTAAATGCGATCACCGATCACAGCCCCGAGCCCCACGTCCGCCTTAACGGCGGAGACGATGGCGGCCTGAAGCGGAAGCTGGGCGTCGATCATTCCCGAAGCCCCTTGGAAATCGCCCGCGCCAG